CTATAATACTATCCTTTAACGGACTAACTGACTCAAACTCGAAAGAACCCATATCCTATGATGATCCTTGGTACTATAACTTACCAAAAGATTTAAAAGAGAAGTTAAAGAATGTGCCTAGATACAAAGAATCTTTTCCCGAGGACAACACGTGGTCTAATGATCTAACACCCAATCACCCTGCGTTTACTAATGCATACTTGAACATAGTAACTGAAACCAACAGCAGAAGCGCATTTTACTCAGAGAAAATATGCAAGCCCCTGTCCAGTAACCAATTCTTTTTAATGAGTTCGGGGATGAAGAGTCTAAAGGGTCTGCGCTCTTTGGGCATAGATTGCTTTGACGATGTGTTTGATAATCACAGTTATGAAAATTTAGAAAACTTTGTAGACAGAATAGATGCTATGATTTCTATCTTAGATAAGGTATATCCCAACTTAGAATCAATCTACGCAGACTACTTTGGTAGGATAAAATCCAATCAAGA